GCCGTTGATGCAGCCGTATCTACAGACGGCATGACTACGATTGGTGACTGGGTGGACATGGGTCCGACACAGTCTAGCGATCTGATTGGTTTGAGTGGGCGTGAAAAAGCCCTTGCTCGTTTAGGTAACAAGCTGAAGCTAGGCGTTGAGTCCACACTTCTTGGTGGCGTGGCGCAGGGTGCGTTGATGGGTGCAGGTAAGACCATTGGTCAAACGCGCCTAGCGAAGGACGTAAACCAGAAGCTAAACCAAGTAGGTCAGAACATCGACAGCCTCATGGAGCGTCGTCTTCTTGCCAAACCTGGGAGTGCGGAAGAGCTTGGGTACTTTAAGACTAAGCTAGCAGATGCCATCGCATTCAGCCGCTACCGTGGATATCTACCAGAGCAGGCTGCAACCAAGCGCGAGTTGATCGACGGACAGGTACAAATCCAGATCAAGAAAGCTGACCGCATCTTGGGTGACCTAGATAGAGAGATCGATAACTTCGTCAAGAAAACACCAGAGGGTGGTAACCTTGATCGTGTGGGTATCATGTCCAAGTTGGAAAGCTATCTGACCGAGGCGGATGACGCAGTCAAAGCGCGTGTGCTAAACGAACTACCACAAAACGTACGTCAAAACGCACGGTTAATGCGTAACCACATTGACGAACTGAGTAATAAAGTTCTGGATAGTAACTTCCTCAAAGAAAAGAAGTTCACGGTTGACGGACAAAGCATCAACGACCTAATCGAACAGAACATCAACAGCTACCTACGCCGTCGCTATAAGATGTTCGAGGATGCCAAGTATGTTCCGACTGAAGAATCTGTAAAGGTTGCAGACGACTTCTTCCGTGTAAACAAAAAGGCCGTAGAGAAAGAGCTAACAGAACTAGCGCGTGGCGATGTGTTTGGTGAGTTGTCAGATGACTTCTTGAAAGCCAACGGGCTGACCAAGGTCCCAGGCAAAGACGGGATTGACATCAAGGTGGGGGCCAAAGTCACTGATGCAGTGGCACAGAAAGCCCGTGAAAACTTCTTGAACCGCTACAGCCTGAAGTCTCGTGAGAAACTGGGCGGTGGGCGCATGGCCCGTGACCGTTTGGAAACAGGCATGTTCATGACACGCGAGAACGTGCCAAAGGCATTGCGACAGTTGCTTGGAGAGATCGATGATCCCCGCGAAGCGTACCTCGGTACTATCGCAGACCTTGCACAGTTCAGTGCAGTGGACGATTACTTTGGTACGGTTGCCAATCTAGCCAACCAGAACTCTGGTATCGGCAAGCTGTTTGTCAACGGAAACAACTTGTCTCCTGATCAGCAACGTGCGTTAACTAAGCAAGGCTACATCAAACTGGGCGGCGAAGACGGTGCAAGCAGTGGGGTACAGGCTGTAGGTCGTGAGTCCGACGAGTTGGAGAAACTGGTAGGACGGTCTGGTTGGGGTAGCTTGGACGGCTACTTTGTACCAACACCAATCTACAAAAACCTAACACGCCAAGTACTGGCAGAGGACAGCATTGGCACTCAAGCCTTGAGAGGTTTGTTTGGTAGCTTCCTGAAAGCCAAGGGTATTTCGCAGTACAGTAAGACTGTTCTGTCCCCGATCACACAGATCCGCAACTTCACAACAGCCATGGCCTTCGCCACGGCGAACGGCAACGTGCCTGTGTTTGGACGGGGTGGTAGCTTGAAGGATTCAGCGCAAGCGGTCTTTGCAAACATCACCAACAAAGGATCAGACGCACTCTTCGAAGAGTTGGCAGAGGCGCAACGGCGCGGGGTCCTTGGAACAAATGCAGAGTTAAGAGAGATTCAGGACTCGTTGAACAAGGGTCTAGGTATCACGGCCCGGGATCCTAAGTCCTTTGTGGAAGCTGTCGCCGGAACGGGCGGTGGTGTGCGAGAGAAACTGGCTCGTAGCGTGGGCAAAGCGACTAAGCCATTGGAAGACTTGTACCAAGGGTCGGACGATTTCTGGAAGTTCTTTAACTACAACGCAGAACAAGCACACTTGCGCAACGCATTACAGGGCGCAACGCCAGAGCAGCAGATCGCATACCTTACCAAGGGTGGTGACGATGTATCTATGGAGATGGCAGAGCGTATTCGCCGTGGGGACGTAGACATCGATGAGTTGATCAAGGACCGCGCTGCACAGATCGTGCGTGACACTGTACCGAACTACAACAAAGCGTCGTCTGAGTTGGTGCAGTTGGGTCGCCGTCTACCTATCGGTAACTTTATTTCGTTCCCTGCGGAGATCTACCGTACCGGATTCAATATCGTAAAGCAGAGCTTGGATGACATGGCGTCAGACATCCCTGCAATCCAGAACCGTGGGCGCAACCGTCTGTTAGGTTTCGTTACAACTACGACTGTGGTTCCAGCCGCTGCGCTTGAGTTGGCCTATGCCACAACAGGGGTAAGCCGCGAAGAGATGGATGCATACAAACGCTCGTTCGCTCCGCGCTGGGAAAAAGGTTCTGTGTTGCTGCCGCTTGGTCGTACCGAAGACGGCAAGATACAGTACATGAACTTCAGTACATCTAACCCGTACGATGTCCTGTCCCGTTTTGCTAACCGTGCAATGAACGAAGCAGACGATGCGGTGCGTGAAGGTAAGAGTGTCGGTCAGGTTATAGAAGATGTGGGACTTGGTACTCTGTCCGAGGTCTTCGAGCCGTTCATGTCAGAAGCTATGTTGACGGAAGCCTTGATCGACATCACCGCTCGTGGTGGTCGCACGGCAACGGGTGCCGAGGTTTACAACCCTTCAGATTCATTTGGTACACGCCTGTCCAAACAATTCATGCACGTTATGGATACGATGATGCCAAACGTCATCCCTATAAATGTGTCTGGTGGTGTACCAGAGCCAAGCCGTTTCCTACGTGGTGTGCTTGGAACAGAAGGTGGACCGATCAGCAACGTGGATAAGATGGGCCGTGAACGTGACCCACTTACAGAGTTTGCGCGTCAGGCAACGGGGGTCTCGGTTCTTGAGTTCGATCCAAAGCGTGGCCTGGAATACGGCGCATACCGCCTGTCACAGGCACAGACAGACGCCAAGCGTATGTTCAACCGTGTGACTGACGATGCCAATGCAAACGCTAGCTCTTTGAGCAATGCGTTCCAAACAGCGAACAACGCCAAGCTGCGCATCGACCGTGAGTACTATCAGATGATCGAGGACCTACGGTCCATGGGTCTGAGCGATGCGGAGATCCGTCGCGAACTGAAGAAGAACAACATCGGTGGTATCAAAGGTGTGATGCGTGGTGAGTTCGAACCGTTCAAGGTTACAAACAAGAACTTCCAAGAGATGCGCCGTGCAGGTATCTACGATCAGTTCCCTCGTGAAGAGATACAGAACATCCGCCGCAACATGAAAGACATTCCTCTGGCACCGGACCAAGGTCCTCCTGCTCCGCGTCGTGCGCCAACACAACAGCCTACGTTCACGCCTATCCCTGTGCAGCCAGAGCCTGCCTTCACACCGATTCCGGTACAGAAGGAGAGTAGCCTACAGGTTCTACCAACCCAGGCTCGTGCGCCTGGGCCAGTGAATCCAGCTTTGTTGGGGGATAATCCGATTGATGCTGCGCTTAATGCACAGATTGCGAACCGTCAGGGATAATACCTGGATCCAGTTCTATCGTTAGTTTGACGCCGTTGCCGCCAAATATCTTAACGAGTTCGTCGCAGTATGCTTCCACATCCTCGATGATCTCCATGTCTTCGGTGCTAGTAGCGAGATTGATAGTCATGCCGATAAGATCCATGAGTGCTTGAACTTGCATAGGATGCATGTCTCTAAGGCCGACTGATTTGAAGTCTTCAGGTTTCATTCGATTTCTCCCCAATTATCTTTGAGTTCATCGTCTACTTTCGAGGGGACTCGCAAGACATCCGACAACCCGTTTTCCATTATGTCCTTGATTCGTCGCGCTTGGTCGTCGCCCTCTACTGAGAAGCATAACTCATCGTGGACCGTGAGCATAGGCAAAAGTCCTTCCGCGTAACAATCTGCCATGGCTTTCTTAGTTTGATCCGCAGCCGAACCTTGGATCAATTTGTTTAACGCCTTGTAAGTAAAGGCTCTTCTCAGAGGCTGACCGTATTCCTTCATCGCCTCCTCGTATGTCAAGGGTTTTTTGTACCCAAATGAACGTGGCTCCCACAGGTGGAAGCGACACCGCCGTCCAAGCAGGGTGCGTATCTGTCCCGTCTTGTCCGCTTGCTTAGTTGCCAACTCCGCTAGGTTCTTAACGAACGGAACCTTTTCACGGTGCGTGGCTAGCAGTTCCCCTGCTTCCTCCGCAGAGATACCAAGCTGATCGCCTAGTTTGCCTTTGCCCATGCCATACATGATACCAAGGTTCACGACCTTTGCTTCCTTGCGGTTGATCCCCGCAATGTCCGCAACCATCTGGTGCAGGTCAACGTCCCCGTTGTGGTATTCCTCGACAATCTTATCGACCAGTGGGTGCTTGTGTTCGCCCTTCAAGCTAGCCGCAAAGTGAACCAGTAACCTTGGTTCTTGGCTTGAGTAGTCAAACGACCCCCACTTGGTGCCCTCTTCTGGTATGAACAGGCCACGGATCAGCTTCTTGATCTCTGGATCACGCGCAGGGATTTGCTGTAGGTTGGGGTTCGAAGAAGAGAACCGCCCTGTTACAGTGCCGCCGTCATCAGAACGTAGCTGATGAAATTCGCAGTGGATGCGTCCGTTGTGTTCGTGCTTCAGGATCGTATCGATGAACGTACTGTCCGCCTTGTCGAACTCTCGCAGCTTCACAATCATCTGTGCAACCGGATGCTCATGCGCCGACAGGTACTGCTTAGTAAACGACGGTGCCCCTGCATCGGTCTTGGGATACTTCAGCCCCAGTTCCTCGAACACCGCAGCCACAGACGCAGCCGCCCACGGTTCAATCTTAATGCCAGTCTGGCGGTGGATCTCCAAGTGTAGTTCTTGGACCTTGGACCTTAGAAACTTCTTGGCCTTGTCTGCCTTGTCCACATCGACGCGCACACCAAGCTGACGCATGTCGCACATCATAGGGATCAGGCTTGTCTCTAGGTTCCAGATACTCCAGAGGTCTTGTTTTTCCAGTTCGATCTTCAACCGCTCCCACAGGCGCAGGGTCATACCCGCATCCTGCTCGGCATACCGCCCAACAAACTCCGGCGGTAGCTTGTACATCTCTGCCTTGGGGTCTAGCCCCCACTCGGCAGCAGCCACGCGCAGTAGCTTCTCGTCCTTGCGTTCATCGAGGTAGTCCCGACCAAGGTTGTTCAGGCTGTAGGACCAACGGTTCTCGTCCACTACGGCACCCGTGATCATCGTATCGATGATGCGGCCCTCGACCTTGATGCCCTCGGCACGTAGCCAACCCAGATCGTAGGTTGCGTTGTGCATGATCTTGTCGATGTGCGGCGTTGCCATTTGTTTCTGCAACCACTTGAGCGCGATCCTCGCATCCATGTTATGCCCGTTCTCATGGCGGATCGGGAAGTATCCTTCCCAGTCTCCCGCTGCTACGGCTATGCCTACAACGTATCCGTCCTTGCGCACCCACCCTGGACCAAGGGTTGTCAGGTTCGGGTCGCATGTCTCAAGGTCAATGGCGATCTGCTTGTGATGCGTCAGGTCAGGGAAATCGACAGGGATATTCCATGTCAGTTCCTTGGGCTGATTCATCTGGGCAGCAATGACGCTGTCCTTTTGAAATAGTTCACCCTGCTTTTTCATTGCGGTTCCCCATGAATGCTTCTTGTGCTTTCTTGATCTTCTTTTCACGTTCATGGAACTCAGCACCCAGTGCGCTGTATCCACATTTGTCGATCCATGAATCGTCATGGTCAGTATCATTCAGCAGCCGTGCCGTCTTTACCCAGTCCATCATCAGCGCAACATGCTGCGGGGTGATGTACCCAGTGGTGACAAAAGCCTCCTTGACGATGATGTTCCAACCATCTGCAATGCGCGTGAAGTTATCGTACGCATCGCCGTAGTCCTTGGCCCTCTGTCCGTTGATGTAGTCACCAGCCTTCAATAATACTTCGTCTCTGTTCATATCTTGTACCTGTATGATTTGTCGGACTCTATGAGATAGAGGTTCTCTTTCGCCCTTGTGATTGCCACATAGAATATCCGGTCTTCGTCTTCGGGGTGCTTGCCCTCAACGCAAGCCTTGGTTGACCCCAAGTAAACTGCTACGTTTGTATCCTCTCCTCCCTTCATGGCGTGGATCGTTGAGATCTTGATCCTTGGTTCTTGGTAGATGCTTTCGCCCCGCCGCTCGATGGCGCGGACATAAATCTTTTCGTCCTCTGACAGCCTTACGATATCCATCGGATCGGTGTTGATGTCTGCAATCAAACCAAACTCCTTGTACAACTTATTGTACGTCAGCAGTTCGTCAGCCCCTGCCGCATCGAGCAGCTTGGTTGCACCGTGCTTGACCACCGCACCTGCACCACGCTTTGGCACGGCCTCATACAACCGCTTGACCTGTCCAACATATAGACCCTTACCCAAGGTCAGGTCCTTCCAGAACCCCATGGCCTCTAGCTTCTTCTCCGGTATCGACCACCGCCCCTTGCGGCTGTAGAAGTAACCCGCCTCTTCCAGATGCTCGGCTATGTCGTTCACGAACTTGTTGGTTCGCGCCATGATGGTCCACGAACCTTGGTCCAAGGGCAACTGCCACAGGCTACCGACCTGAGTGACCATGCCCTCACGCTCTTGCGGGAAGAACTCTTTCTCCAACCGCCCAGGAATCCGTGCAGAGATATGGTTAGCAAGCTCCCAGACGGCCCGTGGTAAGCGGTAGGACTGGTTCAGCACCTCTATGTTATCTGAGGCGTTGATGAACTCCTGAACGTCTACAGAGGTCCAGCGGTGGATAGCCTGATCGTCATCCCCTGCAATCAAAACCTCGTCCGCATGCTCCGCCATCTTACGCACCATCTCCCACTGCGCAGGGGTTAGGTCTTGTGCTTCATCCACAATCAACAGGTCCAGACTGGGTGGCTCTACCATCTCAGTGTACTTGGTGATCATGTCGGTGAAATCCAAACGGTTGGTCTTGGACTTGTACTCCTCGATCTGGGCATCGATCTGCACCAGTTTGTTGAAGTGCAGGTTGTGGTCCCCCTCGTAGTTGTACTCATACTCAAGGCCCTTGCCTCTGTACTTAGATCGCCACACCACCGTAAGGTACTTGGCTCCCGATCCACCTATCGCAGGGATCGAGATGCCGTCATCAACGGAGGTGGCATCCGCTCCATCAAACGCCACCCCCAACATGGAACCGAGTCGCTTGTAATCCTCGCGTCCCATGACATCCCCACGTTGCAGTCCTAACCCGTGATAGCCCGTCGCGTGTAAGGTTCTGAAATGTGGGAAATCGTTTCTCTCTAAATTAAACTTGGCACATGCACGGTCGATGAACTCACCAATCGCCTTGGTGGTAAACGACACAACGCCAATGCGTGATGGATGCACACCCTCTTGCAGCTTCTCCTGCACACGCTCGATCAGAGTGTACGTCTTACCGCAGCCTGGGGGACCCAGTATCAATGTTGCATTAGGAATCACGGCGATCCTCCAACCATTGGCGGATGTCAGCCTCGTCCCATCGGCTAGCCACTCGTCGCGCGTCACCGTTGCCTAGCTTGTAAGGCTTGGGGAATGTGCCCTCGCCCACCCATTTATAAATCGCGGACTCAGATACGCCTAACCACTCCGCTATGTCCTTCGCCTTTAGCATCTTAGAATGGGATGTCATTATCTATCTCCTGTATCGGAAGTGTACCTTCCATGTTCTCGAACGCAGGGACCCACCACACTCGGATCGTGGACCTTGAGCCGTCTTCTTTGTTTACGTTTTTATGCCCATGGCAATCTTGGTCGCCGTTCATTTGTTTGAGGATCTCTTGTATCTGTGCCCTCGTGAAACCCTTGAAGCGGCGGTTGTGCAGAAACTCTGTCAGTCCTGACATGGTAAAGTATGTATACCCTTGGTTATCGGTCCATGGTTTCCCCGCTAGCATCTCCTCTGGGTGCATCGCTCTGATCTTACTGGTGCAGAATATCCGCAGCAGTTCTTTGAACTCCCCAGTCAGGGTCAGTTCTTCTGGAACCTCTTGCTTGGTGGACTCCGTCATCAGTTTACGCAGCAGCGTCTGCCATGTCTTAGCTTTCAGGATCGGCGGGGCCACTTGGATCTGCTCCATACACGCACGTTGGAACAGCGTCTGGTTCTGTAGCTGCTCGGAGTTCAGTTGCACACGCTCCCCCTGGACAGTCAGGAAGTACAGGCGCGGCTCCGACAGTTGGATCAACAGGCTCCCGATATCGAGGGCCGTCTCCGCATCCTCACCAATGCCATACTTGCGAGACATGCACAGTTCCTTGTCGCAGTAACTCTTGAACGGCTCCTGCTCACAGGTGTAGAAATATTCTTTCTTGTCCAAACTCTTTTGCAATCCCAAGACTTCCTTGGCATCGAGCGGAGTGGTGAACAGTTGGTGGTTCATTGTCTCGAACTGCTTGACCCAATCATCAGGGTGCTTCATCCGGCAGTAGACCCCACACATGAACAGCTTCTTGTTGCGGTCATCTGAGTTCGGTCCATCGCGAAACAGATGCTGCAAACAGGGCGGTCCATCCCCGAACTGTGTGCGCTGCTTCTTGGTCCGTAGCTTTTCCAGAGCGGACAGCGGTGTCTTGCTGCTCTCGATCATATCCACAAACTCGTCCAGATCGACAGCCTCGACGGCTGCGTTGAAGCAATAGCGTTGCGGTAACTCTGCATTAAAGTAAGGCAGGTTGATGAAGTTCCCTACATCTCCACGATCAGCAAGGATCTTATCTTGCTTCGGGAATATCTCGCAGCCGCTATGTCCCAAGGATACCGCCATCTCTGACAGATACTCTCGGACCACGTTCGCAGGTTCGTAGTCATCCAAGAACAGATAGAGGTGGGCACCCCCAGACTTTGAGCGGCAATGTAATAACGGAAGTTCTAACTTAGCTATGTTAGCCTGTAGTTTGTTGTGATCGAGATCATAGATATCTATGTCCAATGCTCCCCATCTACACTTGTTTTCGTCGTTGATCGGGATCGCTCCGATCCCCTGCTTGCCGTCAATGTGTCCTTGCATGATTTGTTCTGTTAACGGCTCACGTACAATCCGGCTGTCCGCTTCGGCCTTGCCGCTACGGTTCA